GATTTGATACTTGATTCAAATTCAGAAACGTCTCATACTACAAAAGAGTTTACTGCGTTTGTGGAATGGATTCAAACGCTAGAAGACGCTATAATTAAACTACTGCATACAAATGGTAAACTATGGTTTCGAGACCCGCTGAGCGAAGACGATATACGAGCGCTCTTTACTTCACCTCTAAAGCCTCTAAAAGGGGGCAGTCAGTTATCGCTACGAATCAATGTTCCAACAAGCGTAACACGAGCATTACAATATGCATGTACCGTTTTTGACGAAAATGAAAAACTAGTTCATTTGAACTACATTACTCCCGAACATCAACTTATTTCAATTATTGAAGTGTTAGGGGTTAGATTTACGTCTAGTAGTTTTCATTTGGATTTAGCTTCAAAACAGATTGCAGTTGTTACAAACCAACCGCTTTTTCAAACATGCGTTATTAAAAAAGACATTGATCATTTTCCAACTCCAACTCCAAATCTAACTCTAACTCCAACTCCAACTCCAACTCCAACTACAAGTCTAAAAAAAAATGAGTCTCTGTCTGTATCGGAAGAACTTAAGAGCATTACTGATGCCGATATTAAAATAACACTCACTGAAAAAGATGACATTGTTCATATTCATGACCCGTTGCAAGTTTATTATTCTTTATATAAGGCGGCATTGAAACGCGCAAAGGAAGCGAAACGTCAGTCGATCCAAGCATTTTTAGATGCAAAAAATATCAAAAACACGTACAACTTGGATGTATATGACGACGAGATAAGCGATGACGACGACGACACCGAACACAATCACAGTGGACGTATTGACGATCGCAATAATAAATCAGAGATTTTTAGTAATAGTAACAATGATAATGATAATGATAATGATAATGATAGCGAGAATGATAGCAAGAATGATAATAATCATAACGATGCTGAAAAAAATAAGAACTTTGGTTCGGAGTCTGAATATGAATCAGACGCTTCAGAAACATTAGGAAAGCCGCCTATTCGTATTATAGGAAATCAAAATGTAACAATCAAAGTTGAAGAAATTTTCAGTTGATCAGTTGATATCAGAATATTTCAAATGGGCAAAGGCGTTTCTTTAGACAAAACCAAGTCATTTAAAATATGAATTAACGAATATTTTTTAACTTTCTAACATTCTAACAAATGTTTAGTCATATATTCGATATTCACAATTCGCAAATACTAATTTATTAATTATAAATTAAATATTTTATCATATTTATTTTATATAAGAATAATAAATACTTTACGTATATACCATACTTCACTACTCAAATGAATTCTATCGTCAGAGACATTCAACGAAATTTTAGGCAATCGCATCTTATTGTTATTTTAGGAGCTCTTGTTTTATTATGGGCACTTTATCAATATTCCAACGATAAGAGCATTCTTCCGGAACATTTTGGACAAGGAAGCCGGCAAAGTCAGTTAATGTCCCCATCAGCCACTAGCGCAAGTGCTGCGAGCGGATTCCAGCCTTCTAGCGGTATGCAAGGTAATAACTATGAAGACATTAGTGGAAGCATTAATTCGCCTTCCGTTTCCGCAGGCCTTTCTGCAAGCCAGCCCACTGCTGCGCCTACCGACTTGCTTCCAAATGCAAGCCTTCTTCCAAAGGATCCAAACAGCCAGTGGTCCCAGCTTAACCCTGCGGGTACAGGTGACTTGATGAACCAAAGTTTATTAAGTGCCGGCTTCTTGGCTGGAATTGATACTGTTGGAAACACAATGAAAAACCCTAATCTGCAACTCAGATCTGAACCTCCTAACCCCCAATTAAATATCGGACCATGGAACAATAGCACGTTCGCTCCAGATCTTATGCGCACTCCGCTTGAAATCGGCTGCGGTCCTCAGTAAAATAATACTATCGTTGTTACTTTGTATTTTATATTTACTATTCACTATTAACTATTAACTACGCTGTAGTAAATAGTAAATATTAATAATCGCATGTTATAATAAAGAATTAAAGATATATATAAGTATTCGTAATCCTTGATAGTAATCATTGATATGAAAATTGATTTTTTAGGATACGTTATTATTTTTTTCATTGTCGTTGTATGTTTAAAACTGTATCAAGATTCAGACATGTTTAACTTGAAATGTATTGTATCGGGAGTTGATGGAAATAAATACTGCGTACGCGAACGAGCAAGACTAGAAGAGTCGGCCGACATGCTTGCAAAAATAACCAATAAAATGAAAAAATTGGTACGAGTTCTCGGAGAAAAATATCCAGATAGAGAAAATGTCTCTCGTCTAGTAAAAGGGTTCAATCCTGAAAAGGTTTCAGAAACTTTACCTACAAGTGAGTATACTGCATACAGTGAAAATAAAGGCGAGAAACTTGCGTTTTGTTTGAATACAACAAAAAAAGGCACCAAACTGATTGATGAAAATACGCTTACGTTTGTAGCACTTCACGAACTCAGTCATATTGCCACCGAAAGCGTGGGGCATAAAGATGAATTTTGGGATAATTTTAGGTTTTTAATAAAAGAAGCCGAAGCAATCCATCTTTATACGCCAGTTGATTATAAAAAATCACCAAAAAAATATTGTGGCATGACAATCAGCGATAGTCCATATTTTGATAATTAAAACAAAACACAACTAAAAACATTATTTACAAAATGTAAAAATTTAACTTCAACTTTAAAATTAATAACTTCAATGTTAATTTTAATAAAATGATATATAAGTAGTGTCAAATATATTTTATTATTTTTAATTTCATTATTATCTGTCGTCTGTTAAATGAAAGTTGAAGATAAAGTAATGACTCCACCAACAGTTAAAAAAACAAAATCATCTACTCGATACAAAACACATAAGACCCAGCGTAAACTCGTATATAATGAAAAAGACCTACTCGCTATGACTGTGGTTAAACCCAATTTTTTATCCAAGTTAAACCGACTTATTAAAACTCATTCAATAAATGCAACCGATGAAGTAGCGGGGCTTCTGATGATTCCGTTCGTAGACTCGTATAGCACTTCCCGACCATCCAACTCTAGTTCTAGATCCAAATCTAGGTCTAGATCTAAATCTAGTTCTAGATCCAAATCTAGTTCTAGATCCAAATCTAGTTCTAGATCCAAATATAGTTCTAGATCCAGTTCCAAACCAGATTCTAAACCGGATTCTAAATCACCGGTTGTTATAAAAAATGGCGGGGCAGGTCCTCTCATCATCGACGAACCATTAGGTTTTGTAACTTCTGCTACAATTGACGCCATGTTAGCTAGATATGGTGGAGACCAACTAACAGTACACGCCCCATGTTGGTGGCATCGGATAAACCATTTGGAACGTATGTTATCCCAAGAAAGATGTACGTACGAATTTCCGGACGCACGAGTTCAACGAGCAATTGCAATCATGGGCGATAAGGGATATGAAAGAGACCAGATTGAGAGATTTTTAAGAGCTGCAAACGGAAACATTGTGTTAGCATTTCGATATTTGCGAAAAACGGGAATACCTCGAAGCGTCGTTGTTCCTCCGGATCCCGTATTGCCCCCTGACTGTGTAGGCGAAGTATTTATTCGTCGACCGAACCGAGGCAATCCACCTCAATTCATGTTTTCATCGAATCATGCGACCGAATTAGTTAGAACTATGACCTATTTTGCACAACAGTATGTAGAGTATCAGGGACTTACTGGTCATGCATTGAGAGAAGTTCCAGATGGCGTAATCCTGTCTCAAATTGTATCACAATCATTACAAAGAAAGTCAGCCCTTCGAATTGACCAATTTAGAATTCCATCACTTTTTGACACTCTTGAATATCCCCACACAAGACTGACATTTTGTGAATACGCCGCTATTTTATTTTTTTCACGAGATGAAACACAACCTGGAGCGTATTCTACATACACGATGTTGAATTCGACTATGAATTTTATTGTTACTGGAAGATTAACATCAGCAGATTATGTGAGACGCATTCGTCATCCGTTTATCATGCTTTTTTATTCGGCATTGTATAAGTGCCCTCGGGTACGAGACATTCTTAGAATTGGAGAAATATCGCCAGGAATGCGATATTTGCATCGGTTTATGGTTGTAAATCAGCGCACATATGACTTGTATAAAGACCAGCCACTTGGTCTTATTTCGTTTTATTGTTTTCAAAGTTTTTCATTTCGCCTAGCCCGTGATAATATTGGTCCCTTTACAAATCCAACCGGAGACAGGGACTGTATTATTTTGTTACGTATCGAAATTAATGCAAATACTAGTGCTAGGTTAATGTCACACTATTCGGATCTTGAAACCGAAAATGAGGCAATTGCATTACCGTGCATACCTTATCAGATATTAGAAAAACAAGAATTCAACGATCAACAATTATTTAAAACCGAAATATTTAATGGTTCTGGGTTTAATTATACCGACAACTTTCATCCTGGGATAAGAGAGTATCTCATAGTCACCGTTTCCGAACAGAGATATGGTGTTGCGATGCAAGGCAGGTCAAATCCACTATTTGGTGGAAAATAATAAAAATGAAAATAAAAATAAAATAATAAAAAAAATTGAATATATATAACGTTATCTATTATATATACAATGTATGGATAAATAACGACGATACGATACGATACGATACGATACGCATACAACAATCAAACCAATGCAACAAAATAGAGATAGAGATACATTGTTCTCTCCCAGAATTATTAAAGGAAAGCAGCACTCGCAATCGCAGCATCGTAAGGAAGTTGAAACACAGACTCAGTCTGAAGAACCTGAAGAACTCGACCGATGCGGGATTTGTTTTGATCCCCCTACTAAAAACAAAAACATCACATTTACACAATGCGGCCATGTGTTTTGCACAACGTGTATATTGAAGTCACTTCAAACCCTGAATAGTTGTCCCATATGCAGATCAGAACTGGAGACACCTAGGAAGAAAATACTTGAACCCCTAAATGCAACTGTCACTGCCGAAATCATACAAAATGAAGAACGAGACATTGACATTCATCGACGAATTGCAATTATTGAGGCATTTACTGATGGGAAAAAGGAGGCGATCCTTTCACTTTGCAGAGAGTTTGCATTTGGAACTGCACACAGTATTGCCGGATGGCAAGGAACAAGTGACGAAACATACCATGAATCGTGGAGAGAATACGAATACAATAACTATGACAACGATGGTGATGACGATAGCAGCGATGACGACGACGACGACGACAATGATCATGAAGAAAGCGAAACTGGTGATGACGACGGCAATGATGTTGAAAGCGAAAGAGGCGATGACGCCCGCAATCATCATGACAGTCATGATGCTGATGCTGATGCC